TGAATCCGAAGATCGGTTTAGCGATGGTGTTCCAAAGCCATCCAATAATGGATGCGACCGCGTCGAAGACAGGCTTAATGAATGCCAGCCAGATGCCGGTCAGGATTGTGCCCATGTTAGAGAAGGCGAACCCGATCCGCTGGAACATGGGCATAGCCACGTTGGTCCACAGGAACTTGATGATGTCGATCAGCAGGGTGAATACTGGCGCGATGACGCCGTTCCATACCCAGCCGAGCACGCTCCCAAGGACACTGAACGCTGTGCCGATGAACCCGAATATCGGGCTGGCGATGTTCGTCCACAGCCACGAGATGACCGAACCAATGGCGCTGAATACCGGGCTGAGGATCGTAGTCCAAGCCCAAGAGATGCCAGTGACAACCGCGTCGAACGCTGTCTTCACGTAACCGAAGACGGTCTGGATCGCACCCCACAACCACGTCGCGCCGGCTACGATCCCAGACCATGCACCCTGCAACATCTGCCACACCCAGGTAGCCCCGGTCACGATCCCGGACCAGACCTGCTGGAAGATCGGCAGAGCTGTACCCGTGAACCATGAGGCAACACCAGCGGCGGCGTCCTTGATCCACTGCCACACGCCAGCGATAACACCACCCTGAGTGGTGGACTGATCACGGAGGGTCGCGAACCAGGCGCCCAAGACGCCGAGCTTCTCGCCTACCCAATCAAGTGCGACACCAACCACGGAGAACACAACATCCGCCAGCCAGGTCAGTCCACGAGTGAGCCAGGTAAGCGCACCAACGGCGAGCTGAATCATGACCGAAGTCAGCTGGATCATCATCTGAGCCAGCCAAGTGAGCGGGGTGATCATCCAAGAGATGACCGTGCCCAGCTTCTCCATGATCCCGGTCGACTCGCCGCCGCCCGAGAACAGGGTTGAGAACAGGTCCCCCAGTGCGGAGCCGAGATCCTTGACCATCGGCCAGATCGCCTGGAACGCGCCAACTAGGGAGCCCCAGATCGTAGAACCAAGATTGCCCAGGGACTCCCGGAAACGCTCGCTACCAGACCAGACAGCAGCCAATGCTGTAGCGACCCAGCCGATGGGACCACCAATAAACTTGAGGCCGCCGCCCAGTTTGGAGAGGCCGGCTCGCATCAGAGCCATTCCGCCACCGGCGTCACTTGCTGTTTTTGCCAGTCCGCCGATCCAACCAGCGACGGTCCCTGTGGTCGTGATGAGCGAACCCATCACGGTGACAATCTTTCCGAGCACCAGAAGTACAGGACCTGCTGTCACAGCCAGTCCAGCGAGGCTAATCAGAGCCTTCTGCTGACTACCCTCAAGGTTGTTCCACCATGTGACCGCACCGCGAATGTTCCGGATGAGACCAGTGAATAGCTCCCCGAACTTCACCCCCCATTCGGCAGCCGTGTCACCAGATACATCGACCAGAGCAGTGAACTCCGCCATCAACGGCTTCATCTGCGAGAAGAAACCGCCACCCTTGCCGCCCGCATCCAAGAATGATGCGCCAACACGGTTCACAGCCGCCCACACGTTCGCCCACGCCGCCGTGAACGACTCAGCACCCATAATGGCCGCCGCGCCGCCCAAGTTATCTTGGACCGCCTTCAGGTACATCTCGGAGGAGATCTTGCCCGCCGAAGCCATCTTGTAAACCTCATCCGAGGTCAGGCTCAACTGCTCACCCAGGTACTGGACGATGGGAATACCCCGGTCGCCCAACATCATCAGGTCACCCGTGTAAGCGCGCCCCGATGTAGAGACCTTGTTGAACATCGAACCCATCTCAGCGAGTGATGTCTCAGCGATAGCCGCAGCATCACCAGTTGAGGTCAAGTACGCCTCGAGTTCTTTACCCGGCTTGATGCCAGCGGCGACAGCAGAAGCCGCAACAGTGGCAGCCTCGTCAAGACCGAAGGAGGTTCCCTTCACCGCTGCGAGTGCGTTCTCCATGATCGCTTCGACAGATGTCGCGTCGTGGCCCAACGCCTTCAACTTGGCCCGCGCAGTGTCGATACCGACCAGGCGCCGGAAACCGCCCGCCACCACAATGCCGCCGATCGCGGCCGCCGCGCCCGCAGCAGGCAGGGTGATGTTCTTCGTCATCGTGGAACCCACCGATGAGATCTGCTGTCCCACCTTCTGGAACTGAGTCCCAAGCCCCTTTAACTGCTCCCCAATGACCGGGAACGATGCGCCCACTTTGTGGAGCGTGGTCTGTTCTTTCTTCAGGGCAGACTCGTGGGCTTTGGTGGCGGTGGTCGCCGCATCTTTGGCCTTGGTGACGGACTTCTGGGCCTCTTCGATGGCGACCAAGGATCCACGGTGTGTGCGGCGGGCCTTGTCCAGGTCCGCCTCAGCCTTGAGCACGTCGCCTGCGGACGCTTTGCCGGAGTCACGGACCTTCTGCAGGTTCTCCTCGGCCAGCACTACGCGTGCATGGGTAGCTCCTTGGGCCTGTCGTGCGCGGGTGAGCTGCTCCTCAGCTTTACCGATGTCGCGGGTGGCAGCCTCGACCTGCTGCATCGCCCGTGTGGATCCCGCCGTGATCGAGCCCCGGACAGCTTCACGTAGGGATGTCTGGATCGGCTTCGCCATAGATGCGGCCGCCATATTGCCCAGGCCCACAAACTGCTTACTGACAGCCTTATGTGTTCCAGAGAAGGTGGGCACCACACGTACGGAAACTGAACCGATCACTGAAGACATGTGGTGCCCTCCTCTATGGTGTTATTTCGGCAAGTTGCTCGCGTACCAGACGCGACGCATCGCCGGGTCGATAGGTCCTGGTCTAGACACTTCTTCGAACTTCGGGTCGGGCTCTGCCGGCGCTTTAGGGGCCGGCTTCCGAGGTGGTGCGGGGTCGCCGGACAGCTCCTCGGCGGGGACGCCAAGTCGCATCGCCCAGCTATCTGCCATGGACTTCTCGCGCACCTTCCGGCGACGCTCCATAGCGGTCTCCGGCATCGGCCACGGCTCCGGGTACTTCGGCTTAGCCGACTTATTCCCATTGGCTCGCGCCGAGATGACCGGGGCCTCCGCCAAGATCTTCTTCAAGGTTGTGTCCATGCTGATCAGCAATGACTCCTTGAAGCCGACCTGTGAGTAACGCAGCCTCGGAGCTTCGCCCTCTTCTTCATCGCGGTGCGCCTCCAGCTCAAGCAGGAGGTCCGCCATCTCTTCGTCCTGAGACATGGCCTCACGGAACCGTGAGTACGGGTCAGGCAAGTCAAGGATCCGGTCGAGGAGCCAGCCGAAGCGGCCCTCTCCCAGCTCCTCGTCCAAGTCGATCCCGTACTCGGTCAACAGGTCCGACGTGATAGGACGCCGGTACCTGTCGAGAAGGTCCGCTAGGCCTTGGATTCCCCCAGGTCACCGGACTGATCGCGCACCTCGGTGGCGACGGCCATGATGATGTCCATCAGGTCTTCCATCGTGGCGTCGTCCTCATCTTCGAGAATCTTGTCCAGCGCCTCAGCACCATCGATCGCGTAGATCTCAAACATGACCTCGATGTCTGCGTTCTGCTCAGCGACCGCGGCGCGCTTCATCTCGCGGAGGCCTTTGCGCCCCTTCATCCCCTTCATGGGGTTCTGGAACTTCACGACGTTGCCCTTGCTCGTCTTGTACTCGATGGGCTGCGACTTCGGGCGGCGGTCGCGCAGGGATGACAGTTCGATGCTCATTGGGTGTTCTCCTTCGTTAACGACGAAAGGCCCCCGTGTGGAGGCCCTACTGATTGGGTGTGGATGGTGTGAGGGGTGCCGCCGACCACCCAATGAATCGACGGCACCCCGGCATAAGGAGAGGGCGACCTAGTCAGTCGCCCTCCGGGTCCTCGGGGGTATCGGGTTCGCCCGGTTCCGGGTCCGGCTCAGGTGCTGGCTCGGGTTCCGGTTCCGGGTCGGTCAGTTTCCCTCGGCCCAACCCTGGTTCTCGAGGCTCGCGAAGAACGCCGTGCCGCCAGAGATCTCAATCTCGGGGGTGTTCAGCTCTTCGTCCACGAACCGCTTGAACGTGACCTCACGGTCGATCGTGGTTTCGTTGCCCCACTGCTCAGCGCCGGCAGACTGGACCTTCACGGTGGGAAGGATCTTCGCCTTCAGGTGCTCGTTGCCGGCGGGTCCATCCCGGTAAACCGAGATCATGGTCCACTCTTCGTGGCGGGGGAACGCAGGCTTGTACTTCACCAGCTCGTTTGTGCCGACCTCCAGGTCGCGGTAGTCCGCACCATCACACAGCTCGTTGATGACCCGCTTGTCCTCCTGGAAGGTCACCGAGAAAGTGCCCTCCGAGGACTGAAGATCCTCGCGGGTGTTGTCGTAGTAGCCGTGCGACGGGGTGCCCTCAGTGGAGTCCTCCCGCTCGAAGCTGAGACCGTCAGCGGTGATGAGGCCGCCGTACTGGAAGCCATCGGCAATCAGGTCCACCAGCTCGTTGTTTGCGGTGAACAGTGTCACCGGCACATCACCCTCTGAACGGCGACGCCAGAACGTGATCGATTCGACCGCCTTGCGACGGTTGCTGCGGCGATGCCCGGCAGCCTTGTGTGTGTCAAAAGTGACCATTGGTATATCCCCTTACAGGACGCGTTTGCGGCGAATAACTATTGCGGTATTGGGCGTGACCGTAGATCCACCGCCGCAGAGGCAGGGAATACGGAGTCATTGGGGTAGTTGATCGCGGAAGGACCGACCCTCTGGCGAATACTGTCGAAGTAGAAAGCTGCCGATGTCTGGGATGCGGGGGTCGTGACGCCATGCCCGACGATCATGGAGAGGATCGCCTCGGCTATATCTTGCGACTCAAGCGGGGACCTGCCATAGACAACCAGCCGGACCTCTTCGACCCGTTCCCCGTCGCCTTCGGTGACGTTCATCCGTTGCACGTGGACCACGGCGCGACTGGTGTTGTTGAACACGTCCTCGGGCACTTGCACCACGGGGTGCAACGGGAGGCCGGCGTACTCTTCCCCCCGGAGCAGCGACACGACGCCGCGCACCCCATCCGGGTAGATCAGGTTCTCCATCAGCCACCGCCTCTCATGACGTACTGGTTGGAGATATTCAGCAGGGTCCGACGGTGCACGTCGCCCCATGCGCGCTCGGTCTCGACCACCTCGGCGCCGGCACGCGCTGTCGCGTTCCAGCCGCCCGTCACCGTCCGCTCGGCCGACTCATACCGGCCCTTGCCTTCACGGTTGGCCTGCGCTGCCATGTCAGCAGCGATAGAGCCCATGGCGCGACCGACCATAGAAGAGTTCATAAACTCGGACATGCCCTGCGAGTTCGGTGTGTACTTCGCGCTCATGACGACCACTCCAGATTCACGACGGTTCCGAGCCGCCAGTGATTCGGTCGGCCCACCACCGACCACACAGAATCGGATCCGGTAGGTTCAGGAAGCCGAACGCGCTCATCGGATCGAATATCGACGTGCTCGTCCCAGAAGAGCTGTGCCCGATGGGTTGAAGCCTCGGATAGCATCTGGTCTTCACCAGAGGCGCCGGGTGCGAATATCGCCTCTGGGAGTTCGCCGGCGTCCTGCCAGTTGTTCGTGGTCTGGCCCCACTCGTCAACCCCGCCTCGCAGCAGAGTCGGGGTGCGATAATCCGCTTTCGGATGCCGGTAACGGCGTCTGCGGTTGTGCCTCACACCGCCACCCCCTACAAGTAGTTCGGCCTCACGGAGAACGCCCGACGGCCAGCACCGCCACCAACCGTGAGGTCACGTCGATCCTGGTCAGTCAGTCGCAGTTCACCGGGTGTGTCACCAGCGAACGTGGTCGATCCTGAGAGTGGGCCAGTGGAGTCCTGGATAGTCCTGATCCCGTCCGGGTTACGGAGACGGCGGATCACCATCCCGGCCACGACGCGCACCACGCGCAGCTTCGGTATCTCATTCGGGACCTGGGCGGTGAGCTTCGGGAACGCCGTCTGCGCGATGTCCTCAGCGTCGAGAATCAAGCTCTCGATATCGTCGTCACCGTAGTCCGCATCCGCGCCGAGCGCCCGCTTACGGACATCTGCGACTTCAGTCCACAGCTTCGGCATCCTCGGCCTCCACCTTCTTCGGGCGACCCCGCTTCGGCTTCGAAGCCTCAGGCTCGGGGGCACTCTCGGGCTTCGACGTGGCCGCTGCCTGGAGCAGGGACTCGTGCACTTCGACACCGGCGGGGACATCGTCACCCTTGGAAAGCGTCACGCCCTTACCCAGATGGATCACGCCAATCAGGTCTTCACGAATCTTTGCCATGCTGCCCTCCAGGTTCAAAGTCATCGGGTACGACGAGAGGCCCCATCGAGTCACACTCGGGGGCCTCTCGTCGGTCTAGCTATTCAGTTATGCGTGGGCTCAGAGAACCTTCGCGGAGAACGACAGGTTCGCGTTCTTCAGCAGCGGCAGCACCGTGGCGTTCGCCCGGATGATCTGAGTGTCCGGGTCGTTCTGCCGGTAGGTGCCCAGCACGATCCCCGACGGTCCGCCCGGAAGCGACTCGTAGTCGCCCTGGGGGTCCGAGGTGGCACCCCACACGGTGGAACCAAGAGCGTCGACGCCGCGAGTAGCGAAGACGACATGCTCCTGCGACAGTGAGCGACCGGGGTGCACGGTCAGCGCCGGCAGACCATGAGAGGCCAGCACGGAGCCGAGCGACTCCTGAGAAACGAACGTGGTTGATCCCAGGTAGTCCCGGATCGCCTGGTTCCGCATCAGGGCGGAGACGACACGGCGAGGGACGATCAGATCGGTCGGCTCTTCACCGTTCTCGGCCACGTACAGGTCGCGCCAGATCTCCAGATCCGCAATGGGATCCGCGTTCTCGGCGCCCCACAGGACCGCAGCGTTGGCGGTGAAGTCAGGACGGCGACCAAAGTCGACCACCTGCGCCCCACCATCCTCAAACTCCACCCGCAGCGCGCCAGTCAGGAGAGCCTGACCACGCAGAGCATCGAGATCCGTGACCATACGGCGCACCAGGTTGCGG